ACACTCCATTTTACCCTTGTGTTTATCAAATCTATCATCGATTGCCTTAGATGTATCTCTAGTATCGACATCAAATGCATCAAGCTTTTCCATTTCATTCATATCCAAAACGATCTGGAAAGCACCTGTACCATAATTACCATATTGACCGGTCATAACATTCGCAGATACGCCTCGCATATGATCAAATTCGCCGTGTCGTGCTGCAGTTAGCAAGACTTCAGTATGAACCTCAAATGTAGCCTTTGCGACGGGACCTACATTATCGTTAAGTAGACCAGAACGGAAGATTGGAACCATATTCTCATTACAAGTCATACGATCGCAAAGTAAGCCGAGATGATGATAATTAATATAGACACCACTGAATTCCATAACATCCATCATTTCGTGATAGATCATCTGTCTAGCGGCTTCAATACCGAGAATATTGAATACTTCTCGAATATCGTTACTCAATGTTCTAGACGGATCAACATAATCTAAGGCGAGTGCTTCTAATAGGTTTGTGCCGGTTGTATCGAGAACCCAAATATCGTTCTTCACATACTTACCATCTTCTTTTTTAATAGACATTTCTTTTTCTCCGGCAATTGAGAACATACCCTTTTTGATAACGGGCATAGCATCTACTTTTTTCACAGAATTTTGAATTTTACGGGCAATCACATTGTTGATATTATTAACACCACGAAGTACAATATTTTTCAACAGTGTTTCTTGGAAATTATTCAACATATAAATATCATCTGATTGGTCAAGTGTTTCCGCAACTCCCTTCTTTTTACCCTTCTTTAGAATAGAACTGTTCAAACGTATTCTAAATACAAGATTGTTGCTGTTGTAATCCGAGAATACACATGTAATATCATTACCGTAATGACTATTTGTGATTGCGAAATTAATATCATCAGTAGTGATGTTTTTATCCAGCATACTTTCTTGATCAAGTTCAATACGAACAACCCATTTTGATTTATTAACTGCGGTTGGATCAACTACATCTACGGGATCAAGACAATCTGATACGAGTTTTTCAAATTCATAAAACTGTTCCATAAGCAATTGATCTTCAGGTATTCTAGTAGACCCGATAACTGGTTCAAAATGGATTTGTACAGATTTTGTAATATCAACCAGTCGTGTATGTTCCATCATTGTAGCATATGTAGTAGCCTTTTCTTGTTCGGATTCCTCAAATGGTTTCAAATAAACGGTCAACGAAGGATGCTTAGGGTTCTTGGTTAGGCGCAGAATTTCTTCAATACGCGGGACACCACGAGTTACATTAGATTTACTTGAAACACCTGCTAAATGAAATGTATTCAAAGTAAGCTGTGTAGTAGGTTCACCAATTGATTGTCCGGCAATTACACCGACCATTTCACCTGGATGGATAATGGCTTCTCGATGTTTCAATGAAATATTTTCAAGTAGTACAATGAGTGCTTTTCTATGGAAACGTTTATTGACCAGCAAGTCGCGAGGATTTAAATAGAAGTAATACATCACCTTAAATAGTGTGGTCAATGGTGCATAGGCTATTTTATTCATTTTTTCGTAATTTTCTTCAATAAGTTCAAATGCTTCCAATGGTGTAATATCAACAATACTATTTTGGTTTAGGCCCATTTGTCCTTGAATATTAACAATAATGTTCTGAAACGACACGGGCATTGAAATCGAGTTCTCATTTTTGTATTTGAAAACATTTTTAACAATCATTTCTCTATATTCGATCATGTTGGTGATATATTCTCTACATTTACCACGTGTATCAACTCGTTGTTTTTTAATGCGTGAGATAGCACCTCTTGTGTAAATACTGAGTAGATCACTGGTCTGGTCATTAATACCAACGATATCATAATGCATATAAATGTCTTCGACACTCATACCGACAAGTGGAATGACCTGGTTCTCAACCCGAACCGTATCAAAATTATCATCACCGTATGTAAATTGAATAATTTTTCCCTTATTATTTCGTACAGTTCCATCATATTCTACTTTCAAATCTTCAAGACCTTTGATAAGTCGTCTCTGAATATAACCAGTTTGAGAGGTTTTCACCGCAGTATCAATAAGACCAACACGACCACCCATCGCGTGGAAGAATAGTTCAGGTGCAGTTAATCCTGATATATACGAGTTTTCAATAAATCCACGCGCACCAGGACTATCATTAAATTTCTGAAAATGAGGCAATGTTCTACCATCAAATCCATAGGGAATACGTTTACCATCAACACTTGTTTGACCTAGACAGGAAATCATTTGTGCGATATTTGTAGGATTGCCTTTTGAACCGGAGTTTACAATGATTAGGAAACGATTATTTGGGTCAAGACTATCACGTCCAATTTTACCAGCTTCATCTGTGGCCTTATTTAGAATATTTCCTACGTGTGTTTCAAACTCAGTAATATTGGAACGTGCTGTATTATTTTCAAATACTCCGAGATGAACCTTATCGATTAATTCTTGAACTTCGGATTTCTGTTTCGCAATAATAGTAAGAATTTGTGTTTGCGTTGTTTTATTCGCAATTAAATCACTGATACCAACACTGTATGCACTTGTTTTAAGATATTCAGTTACAATATTTTGTAAATTATCGTTGAAATCTACACACGCCATGTTTCCGAAATCATTATTAATACGATGAAGCATACCCTTTGTAGTAGAACCTATAACTGATTTATCCAATTGTCCGCGAATAAATTTGCCGTTTCTAACCTCGAATACATTGGGAGAAGTTGCGAAATCATCGCCGTCTTTGAAATTCTTTGTCTTGTAAACCATAGTCATTGGTGGTATAATTTGCGATAATACATCAAATGAACGCAATGTTTTCTTCTCACTCAATGCCGCGGTATCTACGTGAGGAAACATCATCAAGAGGTTCATCGCCTCACGTTGCGTGAAATTCACATTCTCACGAGTTAGACGATAAGACCCCAGTAGTGAATCTTGATAAATACCAATAATCGGCGAATTACTTGCGGGACTAATTGTACAGTATGGAATTGCAGCCAAAGCACGTAGTTCAGTTTCCGCCAACACATTTTGGGGCATATGCATATTCATCTCATCACCATCAAAATCCGCATTATAAGGCTTTGTATCACCAACATTCATTCGGAATGTGTCGCCCACTTTCATTACCTTTACAATATGACACATCATAGACATTCTATGTAGACTGGGTTGTCTGTTAAACAATACGGCATCACCATCCATCATATGACGATGCACAATATCTCCGTTATATAGTTCGATTGTTTCACGATCAACATTTCGCAGTGATATATTCTGACCCGTTTTTCTCTCTAATATTTTAGCTCCTGGTTCACCATTTGGACCTCCGTCTGGACCATTTTGAACCAATTTTGTTAGGAAATCGCGGGTTCTATCATTCACAACTACTGGCTTGGTAATATTCATAGCAATTTTAAGAGGAACACCCAACTGTTTTACAGATAAATTTGGATCACCTGTAATAACAGAACGGGCACTAAAATCAACACGTTTTCCCATAAGATTACCTCGGATACGACCATTCTTCGAATTCAATCTACCCATAATACAATTCAAGGGACGACCCGAACGTTGAGCCATTGGCGCAACACCTTTAATTTTATTATTAGCAATCATAGCAACCGAATGTTGTAGAATTGTATACCACCCTTCTGTTACATTTGCGTTTGAGTCAGGATTGGACAATTTATCACGCAAAATGCTATTATATTTAATAATACTTCTGTAAATATGAGTAAGATCATCCTCACTTCTCTGTTGTGCATCGTGTTTAACTGATGGTCTTACTGCAGGGGGAGGAACCGGGAGAACTTCCCAAATCATCCAACTTGGTCTGGACCAAATAGGACTAAATCCCATAAAGTTAATATCATCATCTGAAATGCGTTTAAAGATTTTTAAAATGTTTTCAGCCGTCATTTTTTTTGTTACTTTATTGTTCTCTTCGTCACTTGTATCGAGATTATCCCAAATAGCACAAATAGTAGACATTCCTTCCAATTTAATTTTATCAGGTTGTTTACAACCACAACCGTCTTCGGTTTGGTCACCACAACGCTTAATCGTTTTTGATGTAAGAGCCGTTACATAATTCCACCTTTTCGATTGTGGCCATTCAAGAATATGTTTGTGTTGATTTTTGTTAATCAATAGTTTACTACATTTAAAACATACTGAACGAGATATTTTTAAAATATCCTTCATATTCTGGATCGAAAACACCGGTCTTGCCAATTCAATATGTCCAAAATATCCAGGAGTATCAATATAAGTCAAACCGTCTGTGGGACAAATTAGTCCGGGTTCTAAAACGCCCATTCTAGGATCAAATAATCCACCGACAACTGGTTTGTTATTATTGTATGTATCACCCGATGTTATTTCAACAACAGAATTCTTTCGAATTTCTTCAGGGGACAACATACTAAATTGAATGCCTATAATTCTCGACGGATTTTCATAATTGTCTTTACCTGGAGGTTTAGACATGGTTAATATAATATAATTGGGTATATTTTATATTGTTTATTATCTAATTAATCTAAATCAATTTTATTCAATCATATATATTTTAAAAAAAGGTAATAAAGTGTTCGGCATATTATTATTAAAATGCCGGGTAAATCAAGTGATAAAAAGTACAACACGCGTAATCAAAAGACGCGTCGTAAGGAAGACTCCGACTCTTCTGATGACGAATCTTATGTTTTATATACAGAAGATGATGAAGATTTTGAAAGTGATTCCGAATCTGACTCCGATTATGTTCCAAAGTCAAAAAAAAAAACTGCTAAAGAAGATAGTAATAATGACGATGATGATGATAATGATGAAGATGAAGATGAAGATGAAGATGACGATGATTGTATTGAATATGAGATTGAAGATGACGATGGGTCTAACATTGATCCTCGTGAATTAAGGAAAACAATTGCTACTCTTTTTCCCTCTAATTATATTAATGAAAAAGTAAAAAATGATGAAAAACAATCAAAAAAGAAACAAAAATATAAGAAACTTCAAAAAAAAGAAAAAGAAAAACAAAAACAAAAACAAAAGGAAAAAGAAAAGAAAAAGAAAAAGAAAAATCGCAAAGAGTGCAGCGATAGTGAAGAAGATACCGAAGATGATTTGGAATATTATGAAGATGAAGATGAAGATGAAGATCAAGATGAAGAGGATGAAGATATGAATGTTCAAGATTTTAATATTCTTTTTTCGGCTTTAGCGGGAGGAGGGGGAGGACAAAATGAAGAAGAATTACAAGACCAGAATGCGATTAAAGAGGATCGTGACGAAGAATGTAATAGTGATGATGAGAAGAACTTTATGCGTGAAAATTATGAGACAATTCCTATTCCTCCAAGTATTATTAAAAAGGATATGAAGAAAAAGCAAAAACAAAAGAGAAATGTATCCGAGAAAACAGATACATCCGAAACTGCGGATGCAGAAACAGAATATAAAAGCTTGATTGAACTAAAAAAATATTTAACTGAACAATTGGACAAAAATCCTAATAATAAAATATTACTAAAAGCAGTTGATGAATGTAGAGACTCAATTAAAAAATTGGTAAAAAAATCCCGTCTCAAGAATGCTAAAAAATATTATAAAATGATCAATGGTGAAGATGAGAAAAAAACGGGTGAAATTGATTATTTTAAAAAGCAATTGTCCAACAAGGAACAGTTGCGTGTTATTAAAGAATTAAAGGATATTAATGAACATATTAGTATTAAAAAACCATATCGACTTGCTTTGCTGGACAGTAATATCCCCCCAAAGTTCAAAGCAACTGTAATGCAAAAGGTGAACATGTTACGTTCTATGGAAGTCGGTGATCCTGAATATTTTAAATTAAAAACGTGGGTTGACGGATTTATGCGAATTCCGTTCGGTCTTCAAAAAAATTTAGATGTTAATATTTCAGATGGTATTGATAAATGTAGCGATTTTATGGAAAAAGCTAAACACACATTGGATGAGTGTGTCTATGGTCTAGATGATGCTAAGATGCAGATTATGCAAATGATTGGACAATGGATTACAAATCCACAGGCACTTGGTACAGCCATTGCTATTCAGGGTCCACCTGGAACTGGTAAAACATCTCTAGTTAAAGACGGTATTAGTAAAATTTTAGGAAGAGAATTCTCATTTATAGCATTAGGTGGTACAGGGGATGCGAGTTCATTGGAAGGTCACGGATACACATATGAAGGAAGTCTTTGGGGACGCATAGTGCAGATATTGATGGATAGTAAATGTATGAACCCGGTAATTTATTTCGACGAATTGGATAAAGTAAGTGATACCCCCAGAGGTGAAGAAATCATTGGTATTTTGACCCATTTGACTGATACTTCTCAAAACAGTCAGTTTCATGATAAGTATTTTTCAGAAATTCATTTTGATCTAAGTAAGTGTCTCTTTATTTTTAGTTATAATGATGAATCGCGTATTAATCCTATTTTGAGGGATCGTATGTATCGTATTATTACAAAAGGATATGAGAAAAAAGAAAAGAAAATTATAGCACGCGACTTTCTTTTACCAAAAATTCGCGAACAAGTAGCATTCAAATCGGATGAATTAATTATTCCGGATGAAACACTCGAAGAAATTATTTCTAACGAGACAATTACCAAGGGCGAAGAAGGTGTGAGAAATCTAAAGCGGTGTTTAGAAATTATTCATACCAAACTCAATTTGTTTCGTCTAATGAAACCTGAAAAGAATATATTTTCAAAGGATTTGGATTTAGAGGTCACTTTCCCGATTACAGTTACAAAAGACCATATTAAGAAATTGGTTGATTGTGATAAACCAATTAATCAGAGTTTGTTGGCTCTGTATGTATAAGTAAGGGAACCATTTTTCCCTTAATATATTTGAAAACATATTAAATATTATTTCATTCGTATATTTAATATGGATAACTGCACAATTGAAAATCTCATTCAGATCAAAAGTTTATTAATTTCGTGTGAAAAAAATGACGAGATTAATGAAATCGTAAAACACGTAGATACTATTTTATTAAAAAACTGTACGCATCAGATTGTATATGACGTAATAGATATTGATCCGGATCGATCAAAATCTATTCAATATTGTGAAAAATGCTATATAACATTTAATTAAGCTTTGCAACCAGGTCCACCACAAAGAGGTTGGTTTCCGCCACGTGTTTTCAATAATTCAATTTGTCTAGCATTAAGACATAAATGTCCCTGTGAATTACTTAATCCACTTGAATTTTTCATACATTCTTCGCTTAATCCACCCTTAGCATCAGAGTATATTTCAATCTTATCACACGCCCCTTGAGGTCCAAACAATCCCGTCATGTTTGTAACACGTTGGGCAGAAGGTTGATTAGCATTGCTATCAATCAAATGTCTGTCCTTAATATCCATTGTTTTACCATCGGGGTAACCTGCATAATGAATAGGTCTAAATCCTTCGTTGGCTGTAGCATACTTGGGATGAGAATTATATGGAAGAACATTGGAACATCCGACACAAGTTGTTAATAATACAACAATGGCTAAACCAATGAGTATAACTAATAGTCCAGTTGATATTTTTTCACCTGATTTCATTTTATTTTATATATATGTAGATGAGAAATTCTATTTTTGTTTATTTTTTTTTTCTACATAAGGTATTGTTTTTTTATCCAATTCTGTTAGAGATTTATATAGTTTCTGTAAAGGAGCAGTATAAGGTTTAAATAATGGATCTACTATCGAATTTTGTATTTGAACACGTAATTGAGCTAAATGTTCAGGAAGTCCCTTTATCGATTCTACAACGTAATCTGGCGCTTTGTTCACATTTCTCAAAATTTCTTCCAAATTTCCTAAATATTTTGACGCAATTAGATTACTAATTGTAGTAATTTTTTCAATCTCTTTAATAGAATTCTCGGTGAATTTTTTATTTCGTTCTAAATTATCTTCGATTTTATCATTCGCATTCGAAACAATTGCTTTATTTTTCTGTGTAGTTTTACGTACTCCTTCGCGTTCTTTGGTTGTCTCATCAAATTTCGATACAATATCATAGTATGTCTTTTTCATCGCAATAAATTTCGGATCCATCAAAATTAAATTTGAATTATCGTTACGACACGATTGTCCGTAATAATACATGGGGTCGCAATATTCAATACGTTTATAATATTCATACTTAAATACCCAAAACAATATCACGGTAAACATAGTAAACATCAGTAACACTACGATTGCCGCGAAATATTCGGGTCTATTAAATGAGAAATAATCAATTGCTATATATTCGTATTTCATTATTATAATATATAATACGGTTTTAACGTCTTATATATTCTGAATAAACTATGTTTTTACAGTATTTATCACACCATCTTTAATATAATTTCCTAATACAAATGATCCACCTAACTTGGATACAGTGTCTCTTAATTTGGCTATATTTTTTTGAATAGAAACCCCTAAACTATTTGATTCAATGTATTTCTTAGGAACTTCAGTTTGTACCTTATTTGTTAATCTCGAAGCATTGCTATCTAGACGTGCATTTAATGTCTCTAAATTCATTGAAGACGATTGCATGTCGTTCATAACCGATGATATTATTTCCCCTTGGGAATTCCTCATGTACTGTTCAAATTTTTGTTGAGGATTTTCACCGAATAAATAGGCATTTGTTATTACACTAATCCTATTTTGATAATCTGTAAAATTCGCATAGACATATGCGAATAAAATTCCAACAAACATTAATCCAAACAAAACAAATATCATTAACGCTTGACCCCATCTCATAAATTGAACCGTATTTGGCGGAATAAAATATCGTTTTAATATGGTTTCTATAGTCTCTGGTTTGTTTGTTTTGTCTTCTGTTTCTATTTTTGTATTTATTTTTATATCTTCTAATTCAGGCATAATATAGTATTCTCTTATATATTATAAAGACTTCAAAATACATAAAAAAGAAAGGTTATAATGTTGTATAAAATGAGCACAAACTTGTCTGATGACGAACGTCTAAACCTCAAGAAAATGATCTCCGAAATGGATTACGTTGATAACACGGAAACTATCCGTAAATTAAAACATAGTGTTCAAATTCGTGATAATATTCGAAAATTAGAAGATTTAAAACGTGAATATCCCGATATGCGTGTATCATCCCCTGAACAGTTTTTTAATATTGTTATTGTTGAATGTAAATTTTTATATGATAATTACGCTGATATTTTTAGACGTTTAATGAAAGATGAGATTAATATTCAAATTATGTCTAAGTTACTCATTGTTTTAAAGCTTATCGAAGAAGGACAGTTAGACCAACAGGATGGTTCTGTACGTGTAGGACGATTGTTAAAAGATCTTTATTTGGATTCAGCCGTGAAACGAGCAGATGCTCTCGATAAAGAACACGAAAACGATAAGCCCGTTATCAATCAAGGCAGCGCCCTGTCTTGGAAAAAATTTAAACAGGCCGGTATGCCTGATGAAATTTTAAATAAATCGTAAATTATTAACATTTTTTTCTTGTTCGTTATTCTCATCTAATAGTAATACCCCCATCGCTGCATAATTATGAAGATCCATTAATGTATCGCGAATACTTTCGTCGTCTACCATATTAACACCATTCTTTGTTATAGATAAAGAACGTTGTATTTTATCTTCAATTCTCATTAAAATTCCAATAACACCAAATTTAGCAAATGCGTCCCCGTAGTCTTTGTTTTTTTTCTTAAACATTTCAAGGGCTTTGTGTTGGACAGTTTCCATTTGTTGAACACGATCCATTGTATATTTCTTATATAAAAATGTATGTTTATATAAATTTCTATGTTATTATTTTTTTGATTATTTTTTTACCATAGTATTATAGTTATAATACTATATCATTCACAATGAATGATAGTTACGATCCGCGTTTGGGCGTTTACAAAGGAAAAGGATTACAAATGAAACATCGTAAAACAAATACACCAAAAATATTTGTGTTTGATCTTGATGAAACAATTGGTTCCTTTTCTGATTTGTATATTTTATTCAAATGTATCGAAAATATGAATGATATTTCGAATAAACAACTCTATACGAATGACGAAGAATTATTATTCTCATTGTTAGATGAATTTCCAGAGTTTTTTCGATACGGCATTTTTGTTTTATTTCAATATTTGAATGATAAAAAAAAAATGAATAAAAATGTCCATGTTTATATTTATACAAATAATACGTGTATTCCTATTACGTGGACCTCTATTATTATAAACTATATTGAAAAAAAATGTAATTTAACATTATTTGATAATATAGTTCGCTGTTTTAAAATTAATGATCAAATTATTGAATATAAACGCACAACTACTGAAAAAACATTTAATGATTTAATTCGTTGTATTAAATTATCATACAATACAGAAATATGTTTTATTGATAATGTATTGTTTCCAAAAATGCTGCATAGACGCGTCTATTATTTACGTCCAAAACCGTATTATCATTATATCAATCGTGAAGATATTATCAAACGTTTTTTATTATCAACTATAGGAAAACAATTTTGTTATACGTTGAACGTTTCTTCTCAACAATTATTTGATAATATGTATAAATGGTATATTGAAAAGGGATATTCTTTTGATAAATTTGTAAAATCTAATACAGAAATGGAACTTGATATAGACGTGTCCAAGAAACTTCTTCACCATTGTCGATTGTTTTTTTATATGACTAGAAAAAAAATAAAGACTAGGAAAAATATTAGTCGGTTACGGATTAACCAAACTAAAAAAAATAGGTAAAATAACTTAAACCGTTTGTCTGTATTATTTATATAGTAATGTTTTATTTATTTATAACCGCTGTTTCTTATTTAATTTACTGTAATACATTTCAAAAAAGGTTTTCGGATTATAAAAAAAACCTGTTTAAATCTATACATGATTGAATATTATACCGAGTCCTTTATTTGTAATATTAATAATTCATCTGTGGTCAATTTCTGAAATGTAGCACAGTCATCAAATTTATATTGAATAAATCTATTTCTATTTTTACATAAAATATGTGTACCATTGTCTAAAAATTTCACATCCACTACTATTCCACCATTTGTTAATTTACCATTTCTTAACCATCGAACATGCTTTCCTTTATGTATATGATAAACATGTTCTATCA